CGCTCCCGGGCTCTTGCTCAATCCAAATCCAAACAGGCTTACCATCGAACCGTGCAGTATTTTTTATGATTGATTCACGCTCATCCATTGCCCATTGACCGCGGATGACGTCGAGTATCCAAAAGCGTCCTTCTAAATCGAGTCCCATTTTGACGCCTGCGGTATAACAACCCGCGCCTTGTGTTCCTGCTTTGTCCCAATATCTAATTACTTGTTTCCATTTGTTTACCGGTACACCAATGGAAATTCTGTCAGGTTTGAACATAGCACCGCCACGAGGCACGGGCGTTTGATTAAATTGACCCGCGTATCCAAATTCGCCAAGTGTTTTAAAGTTACTTTTCAGAGTTGCTCGTGATAGCCTGCGAGGGTCCAATAATCCGTCGATGTATCTTTCTCTAACCTCTGCTGGCTTAACTAAGTCACTGTCCTCAGCGGGCAAGCAAATATGTTTCACCGTTTCGTAAGTATCGAGCATGTGCTGCGTACAGTCGTTCTGATGCAAGCGCTGCATAATTAAAATTGTAGGTGTGATGTCTTTATCAACTTTACGCGTAAACAGTGTTTCGCTCATTACACGATTCGCTTTATTTAACTCGACTTCACTAACCGCTTTTTCAGGGTTCAGTGGGTCGTCGACTCCGATAAAGTGAGCGTGCATACCCGTGACTGTGCCTTGTGTTCCGAAAGAATACCGACTACCACCTTTTGTATTTACAAAGTGTGACTTCGCGTGTTGGTCTTTTCTTAACACAACCTCAGGGAATAGTCGTTGATACTTATTACATATAACAATGTCTTTATTCTTTCGGGCTAAGTCCATCGCTAACACATCAACGTAACTTCCGCCAAGAAACCTTGATGAAGGCATTCGGGTCCATGTCCACGCTGGAAACATTATACTGGCCGCAGTAGATTTAGTTGTTCCCGGTGGAATGTTAATTATGAGGTCATACTCTTTAGGCTTACCTGCGAATACCCGCTCAGCGACATATTGCAATTCATCCGAGATATATGAAATGTGCCAGTTCCAAACGGGTCGCTCTGCAATAATCTCGCCCCAAAATTCTTTCATGAATTCAAAAAATGATTCACGGCATATTGATGCAAGCAATTCATCTTCGTCAAATTGAACGTTGCTGCCCGCTCGTAGCGCTTCGAGTAATTCTTTTCGCTGAATGAGGGTGAGTCCAAGAGCGTCAAGCGGAGTCACCTCTGTATACTCAAGGACCCGCACCTCATCAGCTTTAATACTGGCAGCGTCATAGTCCACGTTGTCAAGCACACACCTGTCGTAGTTAGCGCCTTGCAGTTCGCCGAGCATTGCAAACGTTATGTTTTCAAACTTCATTCTTGGGTAGATTGCGAACTTATTAAGGAGCGCTTGCCTTGCTGTTTCAGGGAATTGACTTAACCAAAGACCACGTTGTGATTCTACAAGCCACATGAGCAAGACATCACGTGACTGATTTGCATCGTCGTGCGGCACCTTCAAAAAGGGCGAGGCATCGAACACTGTTCGTAAATGGTCAGGACAAGATATATCTATTGTAATACTCATAAGCTTTGACTTTGTCCGCGTCCGTCACCAATCTGGACTCTTATAGTAGGTTCGACACTATTCAATGGTAAACGAACACGCTCATCTATTGCACGAGCGATTGCTTCGGCGAGGTCTAAATGTTCAGCTCCACAAACGTCGTTAATCGCGAGAATGATTTGCATCACTATTAAATTAACAACTTTTAAACTTACTTTGTCGCCGGCCTCTTTTTCTAATCTCGACGCTGCAAGGACTAAGTCCTTTACCTCACCCATCGCCGTACCCAACGTTTGAATCATTAACGATTTTAAGTCGGGCGTTAACTTGGCGGCTTGCTTTTCATCAAATAACGGCGATGCTAATTTTATCGCTTCACACGCTGCCGAACGGGCAATCGCTAATTCATTGTACAGACTCACTTGCTCTGCGTGTGGTTGCTCAAGCAGCTCTTCAACGCGTTCTGCTAATTTCGGACCTAAGAACTTTGAATACACCACTGGTAATCTTCGCTTTCCTGTTCTGCTATAAAATTGCGTCGCCCGACGACCGCCGTGAAATTGGCAATAGTCACTGCCGCGTAGTGCCCAACGCCTGCATCTTACTCGAGTTCGTTGTGATTTAGCTCTGCATTGGTTCTCATGTCCTTCGGGCGGCGCACCTGCCATAAAGCTATCCTTCAATCAAATTATATTATAAACTGTTTTCACGATTAAGTAAACGGTAAACTTTTCTATTTTTATACTGAATTGTTTAAGGCACGAATGTGTAGTCTTCGTAAAGGTGACATATACGCACACCTATAAATTCAAAACTATGATGATTACATTTGATACACTTATCGGGCATGATTGCATAGGACTGCCCGCAATTTGCACAGTCGTAGAACTCAAGTACATTTGATTGTAATATGTGTAAACTTTTCTTACGCTCTTTTGCTTTTCGCCACCGCTCCTCAGCCTGTATTTCTACGAGGTGAGGTTTATTCATTGATGTAATGCTCCTTCAATTACCTTCTTCGTGGATTCACTGATTGTTGTCACGCGTCCGTTTTCTAATTGCCACTGATAGCCGCACGACCATCCACATACATACGCAAACTCACTCATGTTCATAAGCGCTCGAACACGAGCAAGTTGCAATTTACGACTGTCGAGTTTATAACGTTGGTCTACGAGTTTGAACATCCATGCTCCTTTATATGTATTCCCACCGAATCATTCCGTTGATTTGCGTTCTTAAAAATCCAGAGCCTAATTTATTTAATAAATACTTGCCATTCTTACCTTCTGTAAAAACAAGGGCGAATCCTTGTACAGTGACGCCCGGCTCTTTTGCTGCATACATTTCTGTGACAGAATGAACTTTAACATCGTCAATATAAACGCGTCTAAAATTCTTTTGGCACTCTTGAGAATCGGCTTTAAAGTATTTCATTTTAGGCCCGGACAACTTTGCTACTTCACTTATACTTTTATCAAATTTAATTGTGGCCTTTATTGGTTTAACTACTAAGCATACAATTGCACTTGCAGTAATTGACATAAAACTTCTTCGATTAGTTTTCATCTCAATTCATCCTTTCTTATCCATATTCATTTCCATTTTCATCATAACCACTGCCGGGGTCATACACTTTCTTTTTCATTTTACGATTTGCTTTTGATTGTGGGGTCTCTTTCAAATGGTCCTTAAGCAATTTCCCACAAGTGCCGACATACTGCACGCCGTCCTTCCACCATGCGAACTCAGACAGCCCTGCGTTGTACGCTTCAACTTTTAATTTTTGAGCTTTGTCAGGTGATATGTAATCTTCCACCATCGCCCTTTGTAGGTCTAAGAGCGTTGCTTGAGCGACGTCGAACTTAGATTGAGTTATTTTAAGCAATTTATTTAAGCGGTCAATTTCTTTTGTTAATTTAATATTCCGTTCTTCGGCATCGTCCCATTGACTCTTGAATGTCATCGCTTCGTTGTTTGCACTACAAGCATCGCCCGCGTGCAATTCCATTGTTTTTCTAAGCTTGGCATTTTCTTTTTTAAGTTGAGCATTAGCTGCAAATTTTATGAATGTTCTGCGATTCATGCTTTCTCCTTTGCAGCAGCAATTGCCGCACATCGTAAAAATGCTCCGAGACACGTGTAACCTTTTTGGATTGCAGCTTTGGTCAACATTATTTTTTCATCCTTAGTAAACCTAACGTTTACTTGCGTTGTCCTTTTATCTTTGGGCATTGTTCATTTCTCCCTATATCGTATGAAATAATATTTTGCACCTACAATTAGGATGATTGGGAAACCATGGCGTCGTACTTATAACTCCACCTTCATGCTTTTCCATTTGTGTCAATCGCTTTTTGTTTATAAATGATTGATACGTTTTACTTTCGCTTGGCTGCGTTGCTTTGTCAATTGATATTACTTTCGCTTTGCTTTGTGTTATGACCGATGGCAATAGCACTGCGGCCGCTGTGAGTTTCATAAATGTTCTGCGATTCATTATTCATTTCTCCTTTGCACGATTATCGTATTTCAGTTTCCAATCAAAGGCTTTGATGCACGACCTACAAATGACTTTATTAAGATACTTTGTGAAGAGGTCGTGAATCTCTGGCAGGCGTTCAAAGCGCTTCACTCGTTGTTTAGTAATCACAAACCAAAGTACACTTTCAAGCCGAACTTTCTTACACATTGGGCAAACTCTGTGCGGTACACACTTTAGTAATAATGCTTCTCGCCGCTCCGCACGAAATCGCTTAACGTACTCAACCCTGGATTCGTCCCACCCACGTTTAGGTTTTCTTTCCCTACGCTGACGCTCTTCCAATGTCTTTTTAGCGTCACGAAATATTTTCTTGAAGTTATTCATTTAACAAATTTAATAATTTCTCAAAAACTTTTTGACCAACTCTATACACTGAAACTTTGATGCAAAATCCCAGCCGGTCAGGGAATCCCGATTTTTGTATTATTATCGGCCCTATCTGTATAGATCTTGTATACATATATATAATATAAATAAGCAAACTAAAATTCCTTTGTTATTATTATTATTATTATATATGTATAGTAGCTATAGCTTTACAACGTTTTTTCAATATTATTGGTTGTATAAACAGATAACAATTGATTGTAGTTTATTATTTGATTAATATACTGAAACTAGATAATAATAATAATATCAAAATTTCTATTCAGATTTGAAATTGCATCAAAGTTTCAGTGTATAGAGTTGTAGTTTCATTTAACAAATCAAACTTTAAACAGTCTATAGTTATTGTCGCGAGTGTCCCATTCACAATCACTACAGCAGCCTACGCACCCATGAATCAGTTCGCGCCCTCTTATATTGAATTCATTTCCGCAATCGCAACGCACCGTATACCAACCAAATCTTCGTTTTGCGATAACTAACAATTTTTTATATCTTTTACCAAGCATAAGTTACTGTACAAAAGTTCTTAATCCTTCCAACACTAAATCACTATAAACCTCAATTAAATTTATCACAAACAATTTATCGCCATCAATCGTTTCAAATTGAATAGTTTGTTCTTTAGACAAATATCGAACAACACCGCAAGTATCTCCGCGGTCTTGAAGCCCTTGCATAAACAACCGTTGGCCTACACTCAACTTTCCTTTGTCT